ATTTTGTCAATAGTAAATTCTTGTAAAGTATATGCAAGGTCTTCAATACTATCTAATCTAATTTCTTTAAAGTGTTCTTGTTTTCTTTCAGTAATCTCACCACCAAATATAACTTCAAAAACATTGTAGTAATAATCACTATGTTTACCATAACCTACTTTACCCATTAACTTACTAGCACCTAGTGTGCCGAAACCTGTTAAGTTAGACATATGATTCCATAACCAACCAATAGGTAACTTATCTGATAGGTCGTGTAGTTTATAATCTTTATCAAAAAATACACATCTAAATTTAGAACCTATGCCATCTATAGCAAGTATATCTGATTCTAAAAAACCTGAATTTAAGAAGGCATAGGCTGCATGAGATTGATGATGGTCTATAAAATAAAGATCATCTTTGAGATAATAGTCCCATAAGTTTTTAGGGTCGTAATCAAATATATCTTGTGGTAACATATCTTTACACATTCTAATACCACCAAGTGTGTAAGTAAATGCTAGAATACCATTTGTACCATCTCTTTTATTTTCATCCCAATACTTTCTTACAAACTCGTTGTTTAAACGATAGTCGCCTGGGTTTAGAATATCTGATTGATGATTGTATGCCTCAGCATGATATGGTAGATTGTGTTTAAATCTAGTGTGTCTTTCTCTTTGATTATGCCACTTACCATCATACGTATTATGGTCATGTAAATTTAATGCTATTGAATATATCTTTTTCACTCTTTTTTCCCCATTATATTTTTTCAGTTCAGGAAAGACATCAAATAAGTTTGATTCCCATTTAGTGCCTTTATAGTATTTATCAATTTTTAACAAGTAGTCTATTGTATCTAAATATGATAATCCATTATTATCTTCTTTTAAAACATTTTGAATATCAGGAAAGTTCTTATATTTTTCTATAAGTTCTTTTTTTAAATCATCTGGTAATACATTTGCACATAACTTTGCTGGCCCTCTTATATTAGACCAGTTAATCTGATTAAATAGTTTTTTGTTTTCATCAAACCAATTTATAAGTTCATCAAATCTTAATACACTTAAAAAAGATATAGTACCATTTACATTTATTTGAACATTAGGATATTTTTGTAACGTTTTTATATTTTTAACTATATCATCCCAGTTTGATCTACGTCTTATATATTCATCTACCTTACCTATACCATCAAGCGATACGGTAAATTCAAACTTTTTAAAATGTTTAATGTAGTCTTCAATTTTATATTTGCCTTGTGTTAGAACAGACATATTAGTTTGAAACTTACAATACATTTTATCAGTATAACCTGTCTTTACCATTGCGTCAAGTAATTGATAAAATTGTTTCATAACTAATGGTTCGCCACCAATCAATTTAAGATTGTAAATGTATGGTGCAAATTCAACTATCTGATCTATAATATCTGTTATCTGGCCTTTGAAAGAATCAACCTTAACACTATTGCCGTGTCTGATAACACTATCATTCATAACCGTTTGACCTTCTAACTCTTTTGAGTTCAATGTTTTAGTTCTTGTAGAAGAGTCATAAGTGTGGCACATATAACAATCTAAATTACATTGATTGCCAAATGCTTTAATTTGTACTTCAAAAATTCTATGTTCTATATGACCTCTACCAGTATGTTTAAATGCCTCAACTGCCTCACGCATACCAGGCCATAGACCATCATTCTGACTTTGTATTTTTAAAGAGGCCTGTCTTCTGGATCTGCCATATTGTTTTTCTTGGTTGATACATGATACACACGATTTTTTTGTTAACTCTAAATCAGAGCCAGGTGTTGTCATTTCTTTTCGTAATTGATTTAGTTTAGGATCGTTTTCAAACCAATCTCTTATAGATGTATCTCTTATATTAGGGCCAAATTCTGCTGATCTAGCCCAAGAGCATGGTGCATAATTACCTTGTATATCTGTAAATAATAATTGAAAGGGTGCGCCACAGAAAAATATATCTTGGTCTTTGACTTGTTTTTCAAATGGTCCTACTAGACCATCCATGTGTGGGTCTTCAAACCATGTAGATGTATCTATCTTACCATCGCCTAGAAACTTATCTCCAGGACCACCTTTAGTCAAATGTTCAGGAAGTTTATCACTCATAATTAATCTACAAATTTAAATATATCTTCAAATGGTGCGTCTGTATCTAGTTTTCTGTTTTCTGGTTTCATTGTTTGCCACTTAAAGTAAACGCCTTTACCTATTGTTTGCATAAGTGTCGGATAAAATTTTACAAAAGGAAAGTCTTTCCATGATTCTATATCAGACGGGAAACAAACGTTGTATGATGTATCCCAACCTCTATCTAAAGTAGCACCTGTTATTGCCTTTGCTAACATACCTATTTCTACTGCACAAGACTCTCTATTACGTTTATCAATAAATTTAGGGTCTTCTAACTCCCATAGTGAGTCTGATTCTTCAAACTTCCACTTGTGAAATTTGTTAGGTGGTGCAAGTCTTGGTGTTGTTATTAAAGTCCAAGGTGCTGAACGCATATGATATAGACCAGGATTTTCACTATGTTTTTTAGGGTCACCCATATTTGCTTTAACGTCTGTATCAATCTTATTTCCTTCACATAGATTCCATAGTTTTCTACTACGCTCTGCATTAGGACCTAGTACAAATGTTTGATAAGGATATGCTTTCTGTTTTGATGTAACTAAAGGGTATGCTGTTTTAAGTATTTCTTCTATTGTTTCTCTAGTTGGTATTATCTTTGTATCATAATCAACAACATGTTTTCTATTTTTTAATGAATCTGTTATACTCATAATACACTCGCATATTTTGATACTGGAAAATGACCTTTAGGTTCTACCCATTCCATACATGTTTTACAATAGTTCTCATATTTAAATAATCTAAAATTCATCATCTTATCTATATTCTCCTGTGTTATATCAAATGTTCGGGAGTGTATTGCATTGTTGGCAAACTTCTTACTGCAATGTACAAGTTTTCTTGTTTCAAAATTAATAACAGGCACCATAGGAAAAGCTGCACACATCTTCCTATCTATTTCTGCAGCTTGAGTATGTACTGCTAATACATCATCTTTATTAGGTGTTCTACCATTAAATGATTTCCACATTGTATTCTTGTGATCTAACATTTTCATTTCTTCAGGATAGTTGTCTTTGTATTTAAAGTAATTAGGAGTTTTTACACACAGATTGTAATTGTTTAATTCATTTGGTTGTATGAAACCATATGGTTCTAATCTATCTAAATTACCTAGTTTTTCTATTTTGTCTTCGTAAAAATCTAATATGTTATGTTCAATGTAAAGTATATCAGGATCTTTTAGTATATGTGGATATCTTTTACGTACAAAAGAGTTTGATAATACCGAACATACGTGATTAGGTCTGCTCTTAACTTCATTAATAACATCATCTAAATTTTTTATTAGTCCTGGCTCACCACCTAAAAGACAAACACGTATCTTATAATTTTTTAAATAGTCTAGTGTTTCTTTTAAGAAATCCATATCAACCGTCAAGTTTCTCATCTCTAAAGTATAAGAAGTGCAATAGTGACAATTCTTATTACATGACATAGACATAAAAAAATCTATGGCTAAATAATTCTGTTGTATTTCTCTTAATGTTCTCATATCTTAAATTTGTCAAAAAAGAATTTATTAAATGCTACTAATAGTTTTTGTTTAGCATGATCTTTAAAATTTAATTCTTCAAATATGTAATCTTGTTTTTCGTAGGCCTTTTCTATTATATAATGATAGATGTCCTCTATATCATCTGCTATCAAAGACTTGTCAAGTACTATATCATCACCAAGGATGTATTTCATCTTCTTAACTAACTTTAATAATTTAAATGGTATTCTACTTGTAATATCAATCATGTTATTTTTATCATCAAAATAACAGAAAGTTTTAAGAGAAGGACTAATCACTATTTCATTCATACCGTGGCCATTATAATATTACATGTATTATCAACCTCTTCATCTGTTAAATATGGATGAATAGGCAATGTTAATATTGTATCACATATTTTTTGAGTATTCAAGCACTCATCTTTCCTATTTATTAGGTTGTTATACATAGGGTTTTCCGATATAGGATTCGGGTAATGTACACCTGCATTAAGTCTTTTCTTTAAGGTATCTCTTATCTCTTTATTCTCTAATCTTATAACGTATTTGTGATAACAATGATTAACTATTTCATCTACCTTTTGTAATGTTACAAAGTCTTTTAATAGATTGTCATATCTCTTTGCTATTCTAAATCTTTTATCTTGCCATTCGTGCATTTTAGATATTCTAAAGTTTATAAACTCGGCATTGATTGCTAACATTTTAGAGTTGTATCCTAACACTTCATTGTTGCCGTGTCTTCTTAACTTTCTAATAAAATCTGCTTGAGTTTTGTTGTCTAGTAAAACAGCGCCACCACCTGATATACCTGCAACAGGTTTGTTTGCATTGAAACTTAATGTTGCAATATCGCCATATGTACCTGCATATTGACCACCTCTATTTGCACCAAATGATTGACAAGCATCCTCTATTAATTTTATATTCTTTTCTTCACAAAAGTCCTGTATTTCTGTCATGTCAGATATATTACCAAATAAGTGAGGATATATAATTGCTTTTACTTCAGGTTGATACATTCTTCTTACACTTTCTATAGATAAATGATAAGTGTCAGGATCAATGTCACAGAATACAGGTGTCGCACCTACCATTGATATACAAGACGCTGTAGATATCCATGAAAAGTTTGTAGTCATTATCTCATCGCCAGGTCCTAAATCAAGTGCCATTAGAGCAAAACGTAGAGCGTCTGTACCACTAGCACAAGTTACAGCATACTTTCTTTTTATAATACTTGTAATATTCTTTTCTAAAAACTCAACGTTTCTTTCATTTTCTTTTTGCATAACATTGTCAAAAAGTTTTAAGTATTCATCTTTATTTGCTAGATAATCTCTATCCCAACCTGTCATATAAGTACTCCGCTATCCTTTCTTGCCCTTTTGCGTTAGGGTGTCTATCTAATTCTGATATTTTATGTTCTTCTTTTAATGCACCAAACTCTATAGAAAAACCACCTAATTCTTCATCACCTGGCCAAGTAAAAAACTTGTCATTAAATTTGTTATAGTAAGGTGTATTTTTTATAGTATTTAAAACAACCTCTTTTAAATCTTCTCCGTTTTCATCAAACGTGTACATACCAAAACCTTTTTGTTCCATTGAAGATTTACCTTTTAATCTTTTTAGTTCCCATACATGTCCTCTATATAAACTAATCATTTGAAAATGTAAGTAAGGAAGTTTTTCTTGTTCCATAAGATTTTGAAAAGCATATTGGTATCTAATACTTCTTTCTACCCAATATTTTAAGTCACCTCTCATATCTTGTCTGTCATTTGTCCATCTATTTTTAAACCTATAATCACGTCTAGGTGCTGTAGACCACGCAGCCATAACCATACCTATTTCTTCTTTAGGTGTTTTCTGTATGTAATCACAAAGAGAAGAATAAATGTATTCTTGTCCTGCACCACACTTGCACAGATTAACACATTCCATGCCAAGTTTTTCTGCTAGTATATTAGGCCATTTAGGCCAATCGCAATCCATATCAGGATGAAATGGTGAGAAAAATATCTCATCGCCCCAACTACACCCACTTACTATTAGTTTCTTCATAAATTTAAAATTAACTTTGCCTCTTCACTTAACATATCTCTACTAAATGGTGGAGTATGTGTAACAACAACTTTTACATTACCTTTACCTGCTACACGTTCAGTTGCTTCTTTTATATTATTACTAATTTCATCAGCAGCTGGGCATAACATAGATGTTAATGTATGAGTTATTGTAACCTTATTTTCTTTTATATCTATATCGTAAATTAAACCTAAATTAAAAACATCTATTGATGGCATTTCAGGATCATAAACCGTTTTCAATTCTTTTATTATATTATCTTTCATTATGCTTTATTTTTTACTATTGATTTACCTTTCTCATCTAAATGATGTTCTATCTTTATATGATCTCCCTCTCTAACTAAACAATGATACAGACAATTTCTAGGTACTCTACTATGATCGCCTGCCTCACCTTCTCTCATTATCTTTTCAAAATCTCTCCACTCATCTGACAATACTATTTCATCTATGTTTTCTGCCTCACTTACTTTACTAACTTTTAACATTTTCTGAAACAAAGGTGTATTCAATGTCCATTCTTGGTCGCACCAACAACAAGGTAATAGATGACCTCTATTACTCATAGCCATTTGTTGTTTGCCATTTAAACATTGAGCAACAAACTTACCCTCTAGTTTATCTTTTTTGTCCGACATCTGGTCTAATATATCCTTTATATCCTAAATTGTATTCTTTTGTTTTTGGTCTTAATGGATCGTCTTCGTTCATCCAACGAGATGAATGTAAAACTATAAACATTAAACCCTCATCTATTGCCATTTGTTTTGCCTTTTCTAAATTATGTTCATTGTAACTAAACACTATAAACTGCCATGATGGCGTTTGTTGTAAATGTTGTTTTGACATGAGCATAACTTCATATAATTTTTGACCATCTTGGTTGATACGATACATATTACTTTCTTCAGGTAAACCATCTATTGCAAATATCCACTTTGCTTTAGGGTGTGCTTTAAATGCTTTCTCATACCATTGTTTAGGTTTTTGTGATGAGGCGTTATGTACGGTAACTTGTATTCCTTTTTTATAAAGATAATCTAATATTTCTACAAAATGAGGATGATGTACTGGATCAGATAACTGACCACAGAAATTAAATGAGTCAAAGTAATCTGATAACTTTTCTATCTCATTCATAGTAGCATCCCTACCATAAACTTTTCTGCCTTCAAGTGTAAAGTTAGTCTGTCTTTGACATCTCATACACTCTAATGGACACCTATTACTTATGTCAATGTTTATACCTTTCTTTGATCTTCTATAAAACGATATATCACTCATTTGCCTTTTCTCTCAAACATGTTACCAGTTGAATCAAACCATTCTTCTACTTTTAATTTATCTTCACCGTCATCTAAACAATGATGTTTACACACGGCAGGTATTTTATTTACATCACCTTCTTTTAAAATGTTATAAAACTCTACCCATTCTTTTGAAGATGTTATATCTTTTAAACTTTTATTCTTTGCAATATCACTTACACTTAATAACTTTTTTATTTCTTCAAACTGAATCCATTTAGGTGTATCAATATAACAACAAGGTAATAATCTGCCTCTATTATCTACAGCCATTTGTGTAGTGGTATTCATACATTTAGGTCTAAATTTATCCATACTGATTAGACCATATTCTTTTAGTTTTATCTTTAGGCATGTAAGGATCGTTTTCATTTAACCACTTTGATGAATAACAAAGACTAAAATTGACATCATTATCTTGTGCCATTTTTCTTGCCTCATCTACATCTTTTTCGTTATAAGAAAATATAATATATTGCCACATAGGTGTAGTGTTTAAATGTTTTTTACTTTCTAACATTATATTAAATAGTTTTTCGCCGTCTTGGTTTACTCTATACATGCAACTATCTTTAGGCAGACCATCAATACCAAACACCCAACGCATATCAGGATGTGCTTGAAACGCCTCTATATACCATTCTTTAGATTTTAAAGATGAAGCGTTATGTATAACACCATCAACATTTTTCATTTTACATAATCTTAATATATCAATAAAGTATTCGTTATGTACAGGATCAGATAACTGACCACAGAAATTTATTGACTTAAAATAATCAGTTATTTTTACAAAGTCATCTAGCGTTAAATCATGTCCAGGTATATCTTTGTTACTTGAAAAATAAGTTTGTCTTTGACATCTAGGACATTCTAATCCACA